GAAGGCGCAACCGACTTGCTGACGCTGAAGGACATCTTCAACCATCCGGTTGGACAGCGCAGAATCCTCGTTTGTCACATAGATGGTGGCAGTGCCTTCGCCATCGCCGAAGCCGGGGATATATGCGCGGAATGGTGCATATTGTCCGACAGCTTGACCAATGGTGGTCACGTCAATTTCAGCGCGTTCAATCTCGAAGCTCCAAGATTGAACTTGTCCGACAGCTGCGTAATCATCGTAAAACACCTCAAATTCGTTAGGTGCTGCAACGGTGCCATCGTCAGTGATGGTGATGGTTGAGCCGCCTGAAGTTGCGGAAACTTGCAGAACACCAGTGGATGCGGTGTAGGCGATGACGTAATAAGTTGTGCTGAGGGAAATACCAGCAGGAAGCGTGCCAGTGCCGGTTCCGCCAGTTTGAGAATTTACAACGCGAAACTGGACAGGATCACCAACTTTCAGATTCAGATAAGTTTGAACCGTGATTTCGTCGCTGGAGACGTTGACATCAGATTCACCAAAAGTGCCGGTAGTGCCAGCAGGTTTGTAATAAAGAGCGCCGGACGTACCGGACAAGACAGTGACAGCCATTGCAATGAACGGTAGTTGGCTAAATTTATTCTAGCCCTTAGCTTTGTTCGTAGGCCTCGAAAGTTATCGCGACCTGCGTTTGCGAAAACCCTTCTGGCGCAGCAGGTTCAATGGTTCGCGGACCATTTGCAGCATCAAATTTGATATTTTCTAGCTGTAAACGTGAAAACAAATCAATGCAACGCTGCGCGATTGTTAAACCTGCACCAGGACCTTGACCGCGTGGGCAGAAAATGTCGAACGTTAATGAGCCATTGCGACGATCAAAGCCATCACCAGTTCCGCGACTCGACGTTGTTTGAATCGTCAAATATGCAGAATCTCCCCAAACAATGCGTGCTTGAATCCAACTAGCGTTATTGGGTGGCGTAAAAGGAACGTTCTGATATGCAACTTGCAGAACAGGTGCAGTGGCAAATTCTGCTGCAATGCGCTCTTCAATATCTTGCCGAATGGTATTTAAGCTCATGAGTCTCTAGCGATGCGTTTGGCTTCTGTCTCAACGTAAGTCTGAATATCCTTTGCCACAATGTCCAGAAATGGTTCTGCGCCAACACGGGTTCTGTATTGACCACCCCAAGATGGCGGGAAGTTTTGTCCAGCCACAACAGGTTCTGCATACGGCAGATTATTGAAAACTGTGCCGATCAAAGGCTCAATAGTTTTATCCCATCGTCTCTTCAAATCTCCAGTATCAACAGGAGTGCGTTCTTTAAGCTTGGTTTCGGCCTGCAAAGTTGCAACGCGAACTAATCGAGTGACTTTCCCTCTCGAATAGTCACCGATCTGTTCAATTTTGATTTTCCTTCTAGCCATATCATTCCCTCAGAAAGATCTGGAAGACAATCGCGGTGTTGTCTTGTTCAATTTTATCGACCCGAATGATTTGCATGATCCTGCTGCCGACCGTTACTTGATCAGATACTGCAGGCTCAAAGGTCACATCAGAAGCGGCGATGGTCAGCTTTTTATCAGTGCCCTTGATCAGATCATTTGCTTCGGTCTCGCGAACATCTTCTAAAACGCCGTTTACGGTAGAAGTTGAAACCGTTGGCGTTGACGTGCCGGTAGCAGTGTCATAAGCACCAGCCGTCACCCGACGAAAAGTGACTTCACCACCAAACTTGCCGATGGTTTTCTTGGCGACCTTGCGCAGCGAATCAACCAGTGCCATCAGATTTTGTACGCTATACAAGCACCATTCTGAAGCTGGATGCTAGTAAAGTAACCCGTCAAATGCGCACCAGAATCAATAGATGCACCAGCAAAACTGTTGTCGATCACATTTGTGCTGACAATCGCGGTGATCGTGCTGCTCTCAAAAAAATCAATGTGCAGAAATTTGCCGGTATGAACTGCTGTGTCAGTAATGACCTCTGCACCTACTGACCAGTCAACAATGCTTGCGCCGCCTTGTGATTTAGCCATGATTAGATCTTGTATGCAACAACAGCACCAGAGCTGCTAAGGGTGAACGCTGTAAACACACCTTGAATTTCAAAACCAGCAGGCAGTGATTCACCAACCAAGCTGTTGCCAGTCCAGTTCTCAGCAGTCAAAGCAGAAAAACTGGTGTTGTTTTTGAGGATTGCGATTCGATTCCAACGCCCAGTTTGCGCCGTCGTGCTGTTCACGAAGTCAGCGCCGATGCTATAGGAAGGATCTATTGAGCTGCTGTTATGAGCCATGATTAGAGCTTGTAAGCGATTACAGAGCCGCTAGTTAGCGTGACGCTTGTGATCACTCCGCAGATCTCGCAATCGGCTTTAAGCACAACTGCAGTCAGTGCATTGCCAGTGATGTCTTCAGCAACCAGCGTTGCAATCACTGAGTCTTCAAGCGCAACTACTTTGCCAAAGCGTCCAGTGTGTGCAGCAGTGTCGCTGATGTACTCAGCGCCGGGATAGGCATAACCCATGATTAGCTCCGCTTTACAGCAATGTTGCCTGGCCCACTAATTCTAAGGCCGATCAAATAACGTTCAACCATCGGTGGGATTCGATCTGCACCAACAGCACCAAACTGATTTGGTGTGACATTGATGGGACCAATGCTGACGTTCTTGTAATCCTCAAGACCGCTTAGGCCGATTCCATCTTTGTTGTTGTTTAGGTAAACAGCAAGTTCGGCCTGTGCTTTCTTGACCTGATCTGGAATTTCCGTGTCAGTAAAATAATCAGCCGTAATCCGAAAAGGGAAACCGACCGTATAAGTGTTGATGTAGGTATCAGGCTTCCTGACACCAGTACGCGGCCACTGCAAAGCCTGCGTATCAGTTGCCCTTGCGCCTAGATAACGCTCGCGATCAAGGCGTTGCGTTGCACTATAAAGTGCACGATTCTTCTGATCAGTTGTTGCTGATGCCCATGCGGTTACATCATCATTTTCAACTAGACCATCGATAATCGCCTGTGCATCGCTCAGCGTTAAATAGCTGTTTGCATTTGCACCACCGATTGTGGCATCAATCGTTATCGCCATCAGCCTTCTCCAGTTTTGGTTTTAACGACCTCCGCCTTTTTGGCTTTGGCTCTGTTTTAATTTTAGGCTCAGCAATAGAAAGAGAGGCCGTCTCGTTAGAGACAGCCTCACGTTCACGCATTCGCCGGAAAGCGAATAACCCCATAATCAGGAGCTAGCGCCTTTCAGTGCCACAAAGTTCAGCACAAGTGCTTCACCTGCGGTGGTGCCAACGTTCGACAGAGTAACGTCGAAAGAACCAGCAGCAACAGCGCTGATGCTGGCAATGTAGGTTCCGGTGGTAGCACCAGAAGCTACGTTGACAATCACAACATCAGTGGCAGCGATTTCGCTATCGGTGACGGTGAAGGAAACTTCAGCGCCACCAGCCAAAGAAGCGTTGTGAGTGGTGATCTGACCGGATGGCTTGTTAAGAGTCACGCCGGTTGATTTGCTGGTGAGCTGAGTAACAGTACCACCAGAAGTCGGGCCAATGAGTTTGCCCGCAGTTGCTTCAAATACAGACATCGTTAGTTACCTCCTCAATCCATGTTGGATACGTTGGTGGCACGCACGATGCCGATGTTCTTCAGCTCATACACCTTCGACCAGTTGGCGACGGTTTCGAGCTGTGCGCGAGTTGGGTTCACAGTAGTGACAGCCCACTTAGCGCCAACAGGGTGATAGCAGTAGTGCAGATCCACTGCCATGGCATCGGATTTGGCCAGGATGTCGCGATCGGTTTCGATCTCGGTTCCAGCTTGTTCGCCAGAAGCAACAGCGCCCTGCGTGAAGAAGTAAGTGCCGTACTCAGTAGAAGCACCGGAACCGGCGGTTTCCACATCGTCGGACACAATCACACGCAGACCCATGTAAGTGGGAACGTCAACAATACCGCCATAAGCAGCAGCCATTGAACCACCAGACTGAGTAGTGCTGGTGCCGCGAGCATCATCGGTGCTCACATAATCAATAGCGCGGCGCTCAACCAAGTCATAAAAGACTTTGGAATGCATCGCCACGGCAGTTAGTTTTTGGCCTTGATCACCAAGAATTGCACGTGCTTCAGCAACGTGACGAGGTGACAAAGCCGTAGGCGTGTCGCCGCTTTCAGAGTCAATCGTAAGATCGAAGAAAGCAGAACTGCTGGTGTTGGTGTTCAGTGAACCGAACACACCTTTCAGGCAGCTGATCAGATCCTTTTGACGCTGGTTAGCGATGTACTCACCAAGCTTGGCGCCAATGGCAGCCATAGGATCAGCACCGGCAGCCAAAGCAGCAAGATCGCGAGCTTCAAAAGCACGAC